CTAGCCCTGATTCTCTCAACACTTCTAGTCTGCTCTTGCCTGTGCCTAGCTCTCTTACTTCGACATCATGCGGCAATAGCTGCTCTGCTTGATGCCATTTGTTTTCTTTTAGCCAATTGACATACCAATCTAAGCCTTGACCATGATTCTCTACATAGTCGAGAAGTCTTACTTCTTGACCTGTTACTTGCGCTACCCACAAGGCAGTAGAGTCGCCCATGCCTAAGTCCCATGCGACATAAGTCCTACATAGATCATCGCGATCTATTGGGCACATTCTGCCTTTTTCTTCGATGTCATTCAGTATCTTGCCATAGTAGCTGCCTTCTACTGCAGCATTGAATGAACACTCGAACTCTTGGTTATATTTATCATCGCCCATCTCTTTTCGAGCGGCCCATAGCTCTTTCTCGTCTAGTAGATGTGTCTCACTCGCCTTGAACTGTAGAGCTGACCAGCCTTCTTCTTGACTAGCTCTGTCGAACAGCTCTTTAAAATGGTTATTGCCCTTAGGTGTGCCAATAAACAAGCACTTGCCTTTTCTGTCTGCTAAAGCAGGCCTTATGATTTCATTCCAGATCTTTGGATTCTGATCGCCTATCTCATCTAATACGACCATATCAAAGTATTGGCCGCGCAAAGAGTCTGGATTGTCAGAACCATAGAGCTGTATTCGTCTGCCATAGAAGTCTACTCGCAGCTCTGCAATATTTGCTGTCGCGCCCAATGGTCTTACAAAGTGTGTCAGGTAATCCCATGCCACTCGCTTGGCTTGGCTATATGTCGGTGCTATATACGCATAACGAGGATTTGGTCTTTCGTTCAGCATCGAATCTTTTATCAGCTCATTTAGTGCAGCTACAGTCTTACCCATCCTTCGATGAGCTACTGCGACTACAAAGCGATGATTCTCTATAGCCTCATGAATTTGTTTCTGAGGACTTCTAGGCTTGTAAGGGATGACAATTCGCTTTACTTCGTCATCAGCAAACTCTACTTCTCCCAAGCGACCACCATTTTTAATGGCTCACCATCAGAGCCTGTAATATTGTTCTCTATTGGCAGTAATCTGCCATAAATCTTATAAAACTCACCTTGATTCTTAGAGTCTGCTTTAGCCCAATTAACCAAGCCTTCTACTCCACCTAAGTCCTCGAAAGCGCGAATAATGTTTTCTTTTGCTACTCTAGGTATCTTATTAGTAGATCCCTTTGGTCTACCAGCGCCAGCTCGTAGCCCACCATGATTTGATTTTTCTGCCTCTAAATTATCAAGATTTGTAGAGTTTTCCATTCCATTCCTCTAGGGTTGATGGTTGTTGTTATTCTACAACAGTTAATGCATTGTCGGTTGTTTTGCTTTGAAGTAAATCTCGTCTGCTTCTATCTTCTCTGCTATCTCTAGCATGAATTTGTAGATAATTTTTAGTTCTGCTGCTTTGTGATTAAATGAATTGAATCTTGTCGGGCAGTTACTTATTTCTACAATTGCTACTGTAGTGTCTGCCACTTACCACTTAACTTTATCTGCCCAATATGCAGCACTCATCTTACCTTTAGCGATGTTGCTTGCATGGCGAGCTTTAAATGATTTTCTGCGAGCTTTGTCTGCTTTACTCTCGCCCTCTTTTGCAGGACTGCCACTTACACCTTGCTGACCAAATCGAATTGTTTTTACTTTGTCACCCTCTTTCGCGACAACTACATGGCTCTTAGTAGGATGATTAGGTGTGCGCTTAGGCTTGTTGAAGCCTGCAACTCCCATTCTTTCGATAATGCCTGCAGCTTCTCTTACTTTCATTTCTTGAATCGAGCTGATTTACCAGCTTCTGACAGGGCGATAGCAATAGCTTGTTTAGGATTCTTTACTACTTTTTTAGACTTACCAGAGTGCAGCTTGCCATCTTTGTATTCGCCCATTACTTTGCCAATCTTTTTTTCAGCTTTTGACATCTTCATAAAGATCCTTTAAGTCGTATTTGCACCACAAAAGAGGTGCTTCTTCTACATCTGCCATGCCTTTGGCGATATGCTGTTGTATAGATACAACATTCGCGCCTAGGCTTGTTAAGCCATCTAGCATATCAGGGTAAACTCTAGTCTTATATAAGAGTTCATTTCGCTTACAAGACTCTGATTCACCGCTAGGTGTGTATCCATTGCTGTCATGATCTAGAGCAATGAATGTGCCATCTCTATATCCAATCGCTAGGCCTACAGACTCTAATCGTTTGGCTAAGTCTGTATCTTCGTAGCCCCAGCCCCAATATTTATTAGAGTAGCCATTACAGGCTTCAAAGTGCCACTTTTTCATTAGCGCAACTGCTGCTAAGCCATATTTTTGAGCTAAAACTACTCGATCTGTGCCATGACCTACAGGCCGCTTATCTAGACCATGCCAGACTATGCGACTAGGCAAACTTGGCTCTGAGTAATCTGCCCACATTGGCAGGTAATCTACATCATTGAAACAGACATAATCGACCATGCCAGCAATTGCTGTATAGGCATGATTAAGTATCGCGCCCTTATTGAATGGCAAGTCATCTGCTTGCTCTGCAATGCAGAATAATGGCTCTATATTGGTGTTTCTGCGAAAAAAACTAACAGTATGAGGTAACATCTTTGTCAGATGTTCTTCTCTATTTCTATATGGGATAATGATCCCTAATCTCACTTTTTCTTTGTCTTTGCTGTTTTTGCTGCTGTTTTAAAGTCTTTTGCTGTGGGCGCGCCCTTGGCGCCCGCTTTTCTCATCTTTTCGCCTGAACCTTCTGCGATGCGCTTTCGTTTAGCATGGATATTGGCGTATAGACCTTTCAATCTTCATACTCCTCTTCTTCCATTTCTTCTGCGCCTTTAGCTTCCCAAGCCATGCAGCCTCGTTCACCTTTGCAGACAAAATCGAAAATAGCGCAGTGGCCCATATCATTAGGCACACCACATTTAGTCATTTCTTCGCCTATTTCGTAGTATTCACAGGCCTTACACTTACCTTCACCATCTTTGCGATCACCATACTCTGCTGTCAAAACAGCTTTTTTCATATTGCCTTTATTGATGTCGGCATCAATTGTAGAAAGTGGGCATGATTCCATATCAGATTCAAGCAGACCACCCTCTTTTTTGTCGGCCATCTTAGGCTCTTTGCCTAAAAGACCAATCATTATTGACATTCCTTTATCTTTCATAAGAGCCTTAGTGTAGAAACCACAAATTTTGAGTGCATTTTCCCAAGAAAATTATACATCTATTTTTTGCTTCTACAAGAAAAACAGACAAATTTTTCATTTAGGCCATTGTTGTATATCTGAAAGATACCATTCAGAGTCGTTTTCTTTTGATTGCACCTTGAGCAGATTCTCATAGTGATTACTTTTGACTCTCTTGTCGAGCTGATCTTGTAGTCGTTTTTTAGCATTTTGTAGATCTGTTTCTAGCCTTTTAGGCGATATTCGTAGATGATGGGCTAGCTGGTTTTGGCTGGCGTATGGGTGGCTCACATAGCGAGCTTTTAGTATTTTGCGCAGCTCTAAAGGCAAAGTCTTGACACAATCTTCTACAAGTTCACCATCTTTGTGGTCAGGCTCATAATGTGGCTCTTCTGGCGCATAAAGATTGCCTAGTTCAGGTATGTAGTTTTTCTCGAAAGATCTACAAGTGCTGTCTGGCTGCGGTATGACAATGCCATATGAAAGCCACCATGCCCAATTTTGAAGTCTTGAGTCTAAGCTATCTTTTGCCACTAAGGGATTCCCTAATATATTGACTGTATAATTGTAATCAAATTTTCTGTATTATTTCAATATCTTAACTACTTGTAGAGATCATGGGCATAGTAAATCGAAATGGTTATGGGTATTATCTAACAGATGAAGAATTTATACTCAAATGGAAAGAGAATCCTAGCCCTACTTTAATGGCTAAAGCTACAGGCATGAGCCTTAGAGCAGTTCAAAATAGGCGCAGAAGTGTAGAGATTAAAAAGAATGTAACTTTAGACACCACAGTTAATCTTAGAGCTGCTCATAATGAAAAACAAAAACAAGAAAGATTAGCAAGACAAGAAGCAAATAAAGCAAAGATAGAAGAAGCGCCTGTATCAGTAAGAAGGGGAATAGAATTAGAAAAAGGCAGAATCATTGTTTTCAGCGATGCGCATTTTTGGCCTGACGATACTACAACAGCTTACAAAGCACTCTTAAAGTTCATTGAAAATTTTAAGCCTAATGTCATTGTAAATAATGGAGACTCATTTGATGGTGGCTCTATCAGTCGATTTCCTAGAATTGGTTGGGATAAAAAGCCAACAGTTCAAGAAGAGCTAGAAGCAAATAAGTTTTATTTGGGTGAGATTGAAAAGATTAGGCCTGCAGGCTGCAGACTGATATGGTGTCTCGGGAATCATGATGCGAGATTCGAAACGATGCTTGCAGCTCAAGCGAGTGCTTATGAAGGTGTATATGGATTTCATTTAAAAGACCATTTTCCTAATTGGGAAAGCTGTTGGTCATTCTGGGTTAATGATGATACTGTTATCAAACATCGATTTAAGGGTGGCCGATATGCTGGCTATAACAATGCTGTAGCAGCTCAGACTAATATCATTACAGGACACACCCATGTCCTAGCTTGTCAGCCTATTACAGGCTATTCTAAGACAATTTGGGGTGTGCAAACAGGCACACTAGCAGAGCCAAACAATATGCAGTTTGCAGATTACACAGAGGACTCACCTAAAGATTGGCGCTCAGGCTTTGTTATGCTGTCATGGGATCGCGGTAAGATGCTAATGCCTGAGATGATACAAGTCTGTGGTGAAGATGAAGTAGAGTTTCGAGGAGAGATTTTGAAAGTATGAAGCTGACGCCTGCCATACTGAAAAACATCTACAGTATGCTGTATTGCTGCGAGCCTTTTTCTAAATGGAAACTACCGCTACCAGAGCAAGTGCGCTTTATTGTCAATCAAGACCATGAAACAATGGGAACCTATCTTTATGATGATGGCGAAAAGTGGGAGCATATAGTTACTATTTCATCTGCGCGATGTGGCTTTCTTGATACCGTCATCAGGACAATGGCTCATGAGATGATTCATATGAGCTTTTACAGACGAATAGGCAATAAGTGGGCGCAGCATGGCAAAGAGTTTAGAACTCGCTGCCACATGGTAGGCAAAGAACTAGGCTTTGATCCTCTTGAGCTGTAGTGGTGCTATAGGTAGGACTTGAACCCACGACCTATCGCTTACAAGGCGATTGCTCTACCAACTGAGCTACTATAGCTTTACTTCAATAAAACCTTTTGCAAAGAGTTCACCAATTGTGGCTCTATGAGCCTGTTCCCACATCTCAATCCTTGAGACTTTCGAGAGTTTGCTACCTTGATCGATTTCCGCATGGCAGCGATAGCAGAGGGATGCAATGCGATAATCATCTGCTTTAAGCCCTCTACCTTTTCCATCTCTGAGCTGATTGGAATGTGCAGCCACGACAGTTCCATCTTCTATACCACATAATTGACATGGTAATAGTCTAGCAACTTCTAGCAGCTTTTTGTTTCTATACATAACTTAGTAAAGTCGTTGATTGATTTAGCTGTTTTCAAAATGCTATCTGAGACAATCATGGCCTGCTCTAAGTCTTTGTGCAGCATACAGTCATGATATTGGTTTTGTAGACTTTTTAACTTTAAAACAAATTCAGCATAATCAATCATCAATGATTTCCTTCTAGGTTAGTTTTCTTTTCTAGTTCTGCTCTGAGCAAAACATTTTCTTCTCTTGTTTTCTTTAGCAAATGCGACAAGAAATGAGCTGTTTTTACCAGCTCTGTATACTTCTTTTGGTATAAATCGTAATTTGTAGAATCCATTAGTCTATTGCGATCCATATAGATACAGCAGTTATTAAAAATATAACTAAGCCAACAAGATAAACAAAGTCGCTATCTAGCATTGTTGTCAATTACCCTGTTTGTTGCTTCTTGGCTGCGCCAGATTTCCACTTTTAACTGAGCTGCTGTAAGCATCCATTTTAACTTTTCTTCAGCTTCTACAGCTTCTTTTAGACCCTCTAGTAGACCAATATATTCTGGATCTGCATAAGCATCTACTTCTGCTGCAGCTACAGATTTTGCAGATGATTTTGCCATTAAGATACTTTTCTTAGATCTAAGAAAGTTCTCTAAATAAACTCTTTCTGCTTTGGCTTTAGCAAAGTCAGCACTATGCTTCATGATGTATTCAACTGCTTTTGTTGGCTCTATATCCATGAATCCCCCTTATTACCTTTCTGCCATTGTTCTGCAAATGCATCTAATAATTTCTTGTCTATCTTATGCTCAGACAAATAATCTCGAAACTTTTGCAGACCCCATTCTGCGCGCCATTTGCAAAGCTGCCTGACACCGCATTGAAACTTCCATTCTTGACTGTATGTGTCAATTGATTTTTCATGCATTTAATTGTTGCGATTTTTTTCTAAACTTTTCTGACATTATTTTAGGAACTGTAGTGTCCCAATTGATGCTGTGATGCAGTCGCTTGTTATTCTGACCCATCTGTCTTACTTTAACACTAGATGGATTGTAGATTACAGAGTAAAAACTTTTGACATAGGTGCCAAAATTTAAATAGATGTCTGTAAGACCGCCAGCATTACTCTGAGTTTGTTTCTGTTCAAGTCTGAGCTGCGCGACAGTCATAAACAGATGACCTCTATAGCCAAAATTACAGTATGCATTGACATCTTCATTGATTCTGCCTAAGAATTGAAATGGTCTTTCTGTAGAGCAGATAAAAGAGTTCATGCATTTTCTAGCAATTTGACCATCTAGAAAAGTTTTGCTTAGACCGCTGCCTTCGCCACCAATAAAGTCGCCACCTTGCGCCATGCTTATTGATGTAAATGGTGTAGCTTTGTAGAACTTGAGCAATATGTCAAAAACTGCATCAAGATTCTTCATATACTTGTTTGTTACATACTTTCTCTCATTTGTGAATGACCATCTAAAGTCTGTGTAGTCATCATCGAGCTGCATAAAATATGTGCAGCCAATTTTCTTCGCGATGTCAAAACAAGCATTTCTAGCAAACACAACAGCTCTGTTGTCTGAGAAGTTATCGCCTATATCAAAAGTTTTTATTGCTTCTTTCTTAGAGAAAGTAATTACTTGATCGCCATATGTTTTTATATACTCAGCATAACTTTTATCTTCATCATCAATAATGATGTAGATTTTGCCTGTATAGCCTTTCTCTCTAAGAGTTTTGTAAGTAAAAACTCGATCAGGTCTGCCATGCGACAGAATAAACACAGCGAAATTATTTTGCATTTTGATCCTCTAGATACTGATTTGACAGCTCTGAGTTCAAAATAGCAAAGCCATTCTCTATAGCTTTATCAAAGTCGATAATGACTAGCGCAGATTGTTCCATTAAATCTTGCAGCTCTTCGCTTGAGTGCGAGTAATAATCTGCTATCTTTGCAAAGTTTAAGATTGTGTGTCGATATGCTGCATATATGAGAAACTTCTTTTCATCTTCAGAAACATTCGACTCTTTAATCTTCTGAATGAGCTTGACAGTCTTAGTGTGATCGTAAAGCTCATGAATATTTGGCTTCTGATAGTTAGGCACATAAACAGGCACTTCTACTTTTTTTGTATATACAGAGCTGATTAAGTTTTCTTCATTGCTATCAAAAATATCTAGTGATTGTTGCTTTAACATAGTTCCCCCATTACTAAAGTTTACTGCATACTCATACCTAAAGCCTTCATGCATTTAAGTTTGAGTGATTGATAAGTATCGTAACCATTACCTAGTATACCAAGCTCTTTAGCTTTTTGCTCGATTCCTTCATTGCTAAACATCCAATCTTTATCGATCTTCTGCTGCTTAGGTGTCATATCAAGCTCATCTTCGAATCTTTCCTGATTAAGCCAAGTGCTTGCATGAGGAATGAACTCCCACTCTGTGCCTTTAGCGACCCAGAATTTTCGATGCTCGACTATTGCTTCTAGTGCTTTTTGTTTGTTTTCTTGATTTAGTTTCTCCCAAGATCTTTTTGCTGTTAGCTTTCCTACTTTTCTTGGGTATAGCTGCCAAAATTGCTCGAATGTCATTTTTTTTCTCCCTTAACCCTACTGCTTCTTCCATCACACAATCAAAACCCGCTTGCAATAAAAACTTTAGGCCTGCTTTATCCATCTCTACTCTACATTCAGCAGAGCCATCTGACAACTCTTTAACTATTTGAACTGTTATCTTCATCTTTCATCCATATTTTTACACTTGTATTAAAGTCTGCTTTCATAAGCACAGGCTTATTTAAACAATCTAACATTTTGTAAAGAGTATCTTTAATTATTTCTTTATCTTCGCCTACTACACTTACACCTCTTGCTGTGTATAAGTAAGGTTGACCTTCATCTGTATAAAATACCTCGCAGATCTCTAACCAAGATTCACCATTGTTTTCGTCTGTAAAGTCTACCACTCTATGATTCCAATGCATATTAAAACCACTTAGATAATTCATAAGAGATGTAAATTACACATCCACCAAAATACATTACTACTGCTGCAGCTTCTACTAATATCAATGGCATATCGCGCTGATATATGCCACACAAAGTCCATATTGCACTACCAATCAAACTTAGGAATATGTTTGCTGGATAAATATTGACAGAGGTAAGCCCAATCCCGATGAGACAAAGTATTGTGCCTATCCATTTTAACAAATTCATTTATTTTTTCTTAGATGAATATGCTTTTGCAAGATATACCAAAACTCAGATTTAATAATCATCTCTCACTCGCTTTCTTTAGTATTGCTCTAGCAAAATCAATTAAACCTAATACATGGTTTAAATCACAAGTTTTACTAATGCGCACTATTTCCTCATCGCTTAACTCTTTTATTTGTGGTGTGGTTAAATCCAATTTATCAATAATTTCATTTCTATTGGCAACTAACATTTCTAAATGCGCTATGCGGTCTGCTTGTTGGCGTAGCATATTTACCAATTCTTTTCTATGAATATTTTCGCCACCAGTTTCTATAAAATCTGCTAATTGATATGCAGTCATATGCGATTACCTCTATTGATGAGTGTAAAGCCGCTTGCTGCATATCGCTTTTTGTTACCACTTTCCCATACTACTACTACAGTATCATCTTCAAGCATAAAGCAGCCCTCTTGAGTATCACCTCTAGCTGTGTAGCTATAAACTCTGTTCAGCTCTTTAAAAGTTTTGTTGCCTACTTTACATACTTCATTCGTCAAAACAATAAAACCATTTCCTTCATTTGGCGATTGCGCGATAGCTTCTGCATTAGCAAAATTGATTGTAAATGTAGCTAAAACTGCTGCGATAAAAGTTTTCATATTTCCCCCTTTTGCAATATCTTATCAAAATTCTACATTTTTAATGTAAGTATTTCTACTAATAAAATAAAAACAGCCGCAAGCAGATGGGAGCTCCAACTCTTCTATAAGACTTACTCTAGGCTTTTCGCCATTATTAGGTATCAAGTAAAACTCTTTGCAAACAAATTCTGTAAATAATGAGGCGATATAGACAGGGCTATAGACTCGATGTGCATTGAAATAAACAGCAGGCTTACCAACAGGCACAACAAATAGCAGATGCTTTGCTGCGCTTTTTTTGAGATTTTCAATCGCTTTAAGATCGCCTGTATTGTCGAGATTGTCGCCATATCTGCCTAAACCTATATGCTCTACAACATGACAACATGATAAAGACTCTACAGGCTCTATCGATTGATTGGCTATATCGATTTGTCCTACTGATAGATTTTCTACATGAAGATTAGGAACTCGAAAATCTAAGTAAGTAGTTTGAGTGTGAGCTGCGACTGTAGTGCAGAGATGTAGAGATGAGCCTATATCGACATGAGAAAGCGGATTAATGTGCGCTATTTTGTTTGCAGCCCATGCGACATGGTAGACATAGTGTTCATCAAATCCATGACTCCTATCGTCATTTAAACAAGGATAAGCATGGCACTCAAATCGAGTCTCTTTTTCTAAAAACTGTAGAGCTTGCTGCTTAAATGTTTGTTCATCCATAATGACTCATAAATGTTTCATTAAACAGGTTAATGTATCTTTTATGATACAAATATTAACCTTTATGTATATTTTAAGAAACATTTTAGTAGTTATAAGTTATATAAATATATAACTGTCTTTTGGTGAACGAACCTAGCCTAACCTAGATTCGCCTTCATCTGTCTCTTGGAGCCACAGAACCCGACAGTCTTTCAAGGAATCGGCACTATCTTCGCCACCGATGTTTGGGCTGTTACATCCTTTGAACCCCTAGTAGCCCTTGTATCTTATCTGCTAGTGGTTTTCATCGCCCAGATAAGACCGAATCAATACTATAAACTAAAATTCAAATTCTTTGTAATCATATCTTCCATTTGGTTTCTTATACCAACCTAGCACAATCACTCGCCACTTAGATCGTAGAATCTCAGGCAAATACTCTGATTCGCTGATTTTCTTGATCCTTGTAGACATATTGCTTTTAGAGGTTAATTGGATTGCGATTGTTTCGCCTTTTCCAATAGCCAAGATGTCGAATATGCCGAACAGATCTTTTTTTCGCCTTGTAAAGGCATTGTAGGATTCGACTGTATCGCATTGATATCCTCTTTCTTCAAATAAAGCGATTGTGCGCTGATTGAGACTAGCCAAGATCTTCAGCAGTTAGTCTGCCCTCTGATGCAGCAATAATCGCTTGGTGGTGCTTTTTAGGTATGCTGTTGCGCATTGACCATGCATAGACTGTTACATACTTCATATTGAGCTTTTGAGCCATCTCTTTGTATCCACCAAAGATCTCAAGCAATTTATCAAAGTGTTGTTTTTGTGCAACAGTTTCCATATCTTCTCCTTTTGTAGATCTTTGATTCTACATCAGGCCATTCATTTTTTTAACTAAGTATAAATACTAATAAAAAATTCTACATTTTTTTGGCAGATGTGGTATTCTACATATAAGCAATCTTGCTTAATTTCTTGTGAAGGAGAAATAAAAATGAAAGCAACAAAAGAACAAGTTTTAGCACAGCAATCAAAAATGCAGCTTGAAAAGTATGATGTATGTGCCTGTTGCGGAAAACAATTAAAAGGAAATGCAGCTTGGCTAGAACTAAGTTTTAAAACAAACAAATACTACATTGACAATGTAGTTCCTCAAAAAGAAAGCCAAGGTTATTTTCCATTTGGTTTAACTTGTGCAAAAAAAGTAGCTTTAGCTGTATATTAAATAATATGACCCCTTCGGGGGTCGTTTCTGTGAAGGGAAACTAAAAATGCAAATACCAAAGAAATATCAAAAAATGGCGACAGCAGATAGCATCGATGTCGATATGGATGGCTCATTAACATTGTGGCTCAATTATGGCTTTGCTTTTGATGCTGACGAAAATCCTAATGTTGCTACTCATGTCAGAACATTTGACACAATTGAAGAATTGGTAGATTCTTTAAAGTATGTAGAGATTTGTCCTTGTTCTGATTGTGTTACTTATAAAGGTAAAACAGTATGAAAGACTACAGAGGTGAATTGATTGATTTTTTATGGGGAGCTGTAGCGGCAATTATTATGCTCGCG